CTTGTTTCTTGGAAAGATGTTGCTGACTGGAATACACAATGTACTATGGGAATGAGATTACATAACTTTTATGTATTTAAAGATGCTATCAGAAATGTGACCGAACTTATTTACGGACACGATTACATACTGAAACAGGCTGTAGATAGTGAAGTATATAAAGTTTTAAGGTCTATTGATGATATGGTCAAAAGTGAAGACCCATCAAAAGTATTCGAATCATATAAACAACTTTATATGAAAATGAGTAACACTAAAAAAACACCTACGAATTTAACACACGATTTCTTTTAAGGAGATAAAATGAAATTTACTGCAGAACAACTACAAGAAAATTGGGATAAACTCATTAATATTGTAGAAACTACATTTGAAGGAGAACGAAAAGAAAAACTTCTAAAAATGTATGACTATTTTAAAGAGAGAGCTATGTTTGCTCCTGCTAGTGGTGTTGTGTATTATCACAATGCTATTCCAGGAGGTTACGTTGACCATATTCTTAATATAACAGAATGTTGTACTAAGATATATGAGATGTGGAAAGAAATGGGAGCTCACACAGATGAATACACACTTGAAAATGTTATCTTCTGTGCTCTACATCACGACTTAGGAAAATTAGGTGACATGACTGAAGATTATTATGTACCTAATGAGTCTGAGTGGCATAGAATTAATCAAGGTAAGATGTACGAATATAATGACAAACTACATTACATGACCGTTACAGACAGAGCTGTTTGGTTACTGAGTGAGTTCGGTATCAAGATGAATCAAATCGAATATTTAGCCTTGAGACTTACTGATGGTATGTATGAAGAAGCCAACAAAGGTTATCTTATGGGATTTGGTGAGGGTAAAAATCTTAAAACAAACTTACCTCTAATTCTACATCAAGGTGACATGATGGCTACAAGATTAGAAAAAGAACGTTATATGTTTAGTAAAGACTCGAGTATTAATTATTCTGAAATACTTAATCCTGAATTAAAAAAAGAACGTCAAAAAGAAGAAAAGAAATCAGTTGATAATATTAAGAAAGCTATATCAGAAGAAAAAACACCTGATATCTTATCTGAAAAATCAAAAGATTTATTTGATGAATTGTTTGGAGATAAATAATGATTTTAGAAATTATATTAGGATTACTTGTTCTTACAGAAGGATACGTAATTTGGAATCTATTTAGAAAAACAGAAATGTTAGAAACTTGGGTAGAGAACTTTACTCAAACTGTACAAAATGTACAATCTGATTTAGAAGAAATAGATTCAACAGGACATTTCGAATCTGATGATGAAATAGGAAGTATTTTTTCTGCTATAAAAGATTCGGTAAAACAACTAGATAACTTCAAAGGAGAAGACATTGATGCCAGCTAAAGTGACTAAACCAGTAGTCAAAAAGAAAAGACGTAAAAAGAGTAAAGTGTATTTTGGTACACCAGTACAAAATGCTATTATTAGATATAACGATTCTTCAAATCCAGCTATACGAAATAGAATTTATCGTGAACATATAGCTGCTGCTTTTGATAAATTAGCTGAAAACTTGATTCACACTTTTAAGTTTTATTACTTTGATTATCCTTTCGAAGAAGTAAAACATGAAGTAGTTTCTTTTTTAGTTATGCAGATGCCTAAATATAAAGCTGATAAAGGTAGAGCTTTCTCTTATTTTTCTGTGATAGGTAAAAATTATTTAATTCTAAATAATAACAATAATTATAAAAAGATGAAAACTCATGATGAAGTGAAAGTTTTAGATTTCAAAAGAAACGTTTTATCTGAATCAATTCAGGAAGAAGCTGATGAATTTAACACTCAGTTTGTAGACCAGATGTTAGAGTATTGGGAAAATAATATCACTAATATATTTCGTAGACAGAAAGATATTTTAGTTGCTGATGCTGTATTAGAGTTGTTTAGAAAGAGAAAAAATATAGAAAACTTTAATAAGAAAGCTTTGTATATTATGATTCGTGAAATGACTGGTAGTAATACTCAACATATTACGAGAGTGATAAATCAAATGAAACGTTATTATGCCAACATGATGGAGGAGTTTTCTGCTAGAGGTCAAATAGATACCTCTAATACAGGTTCTATATTTTAATACATGGCGACGTAAGAGTAGCTGGTGCTCTCCTCGGTCTTCAACACCGTAGTGTAGTAGATAATACTATAAGTAGGTTCGATTCCTATCCGTCGCCGCTATAAGCCAGAGTAGCTCAGTTGGTAGAGCAAGTGATTTGTAATCACTAGGTCGTAGGTTCGAATCCTATCTCTGGCTCAAACAAAAAAAGGGAAGCATAACACTTCCCTTTTTTAGTGTCCAATAGTGTAGGAATACTATTGTACTATTTCGCTCCTACTTTCGAAATAAACCCACCAACACCAACAAGGCGACAAGCCCAGCGAAACCCGACTCGCCGAACTTATTAATGATGGATGTGAGGTTACCTATAACGTTGACGCCAAAGATACCAGACCCAAAGATTACTTCAGATATAGCACCGATAGCTACAAAAGACATTAATAGATGAGCTAAGTCATCTACATATCCTTTGACCATTGTTACGACTTCCTTCATGGTTTTCTCCCGTTAGTTAAGAAAAAAAGGTCACTAAGTTTTACAACGAAGTAACCTCTAATAATAACTATAGTATTAACAAATAATAAATTTCAATATATATTTATATATTAAAGTTTTTAACTTAACCTATATTTATATATGAATAATAACATCTAAGGTAAATTATGGCTATAGATTACGAAATCTTTGAAGGTAAGTCCTTATCATCACTATTCAAAGATATTTATGATAATACAGAATACAACAAAAAACAACTAGATATATTAACAAAAGAACTCGTTCAATTCATCAAAGATGGAGATACAGCTGTACAATTAGTACCGATGATAAAAGAGTATCTGGAAATAAATGTCAAAAATGATGACCAACTTGTGAAGATGGCAGGTATTGTCCAACGATTAATATCAGCAGAAAGTAAAGTGGGAGCTGAAAATGAGTTCGGATTATCAGAAGAAGAAAAGAGTCAATTATTGGCCGGAATAGAGGATACAATTACAGATATTCAAATTGAATCAGATAAAATACATAGTAAAATAGAATCAGTAAATAAGGTAGATTAAATGTCTTTTATAGAAAAACTTGGTGTAAATACAGACACTTCTATACCGATAGGTCGTTTAGGGACTCCTCAAGAAATAAGTTCATATATAAAAAAAGTAGTAAAAGCTTCACTATTTCTATATCACGAAACTGAAGCTGTTGTTGTCTCAAAAGTTTATCATAATGACCCAGAAAATTATGGTGCTATAAAAGGTAAATTTGTAGTATCAAAAGGAGTAGTTGATAAAGTTATACCTTTGATGCCACACGTAACTGATATACCCTTGGTAGGTGAACACGTATTAGTTACAGAGTATAATGGTAAACACTTTTACTTAACACAAATAAACAGAAAAAATTCACCAACTGAAAATAGTATTCCTGTTGATTTACCTGAAAATACAAAATACGGAGAAACGTATACAAAGAAAGATATCAGAAGAGTTGAAGTAAGTGAGGGTGATATTGTTTATGAAGGTAGATTTGGTAATTCTATAAAGTTAGGATGTGACAACACAAATAATTCACCAGTTATTAAAATAAGAGCTGGACAAACACTTGATACTGAAACTAGAAAGATTACTGGTAAACCTGTAAAAGAAAATATTGATAGTGATGCCTCTTCGATATATCTTATTTCAGATGGATTACGTGGTACAAACTTTGATAATCAACAAATCCAAGGGAAAAAAATACTAATAAAAAGTGACGGTATATTTATTAAAGGAAGTGATATTAGATTAGGAAGTGGTGATAATAATAATTTACAACCAGTGGTTAAAGGTAATGATTTGAAAGAATTACTTGACCCGATATTTGCAGCTCAACAATCAGTAAATCAGGCTGTGATAGCTAAAAACACAGCAGAAATCGTAGTATCATCACCAGGAGGACCTACACCGAATCCTCAAAAAGTTGTTGACTTGACAAAAGAAAATAAAACACTTTTACAACAAAATAAAGATTTACAAAATGCAATAGATAATTCCACTTATTTAAGTGATAAAGTAAAAACAATATAGGAGTTGTTATGACTAAAAAAGAACTTGTAAAAATAATACAAGAAGCGGTTCGTAGAGAAGTAAAAAAAGAAGTACAAAAGATATTTATAAATGAACAATCAACACCAAAACTGGAATCGATGATTGACACCAAAGTCTCAGAACCCAAACCTAAAACTCAAATTAAATATACAAAAGATGAAGCACTTAATAAGGTATTGAATGAGACTAGAGGTGGTATTCCACAACAAGGTAAAGAAGAATATCCTACTCTAGGAGGAGGTATGTTTGATACAAATCGTATGACCGAAATGTTAGGTTATGGTAAGACTGAAGAAGTACAACGTGATATGGTAGCAGTTGATACTATGAAAAAAGCAGGTGTTACTTCTGAACAAGTACCAGAACACGTTACAAATGCCTTGACACGTGATTATAGTGACTTAATGAAAGCTATAAATAAGAAAGGTAACTAATGTCAGCTATTGAAACAGATTTAAATCCTAGCAAAACCGTAGGACTAAAATTACCTTTAGCTAGTGATAAGTTCAACAATTTTGCTTTGACTAAAAATTCACTAGAACAAGCTGAATTTAATCTTAAAAATTTACTACAGACTTACGTTGGTGAAAGACCGATGCAACCTACTTTCGGTAGTAAATTATTAGAACTCTGTTTCGAACAACAAAATGATGATTTACCTGAAAACATTGAAAAAGAAGTTAGAAGAGCAGTCTCAGAGTGGTTAGGTTACATAAACATACGTAACGTTGAAACGTTGACTGAAGAGGGTGATTTAAATCAAATTTATGTCAAGATTGAATATTCAACTACACTAAACCCTGATTCAATTAATCAGATTACAATAGATGCTACTTCAACTTCTACAGGAGGATATTAATGGCTCGCACAAGTAATAACAAGAATGTTGTTAAACAAGTAAATTATCTTAATAAAGATTTTGGTGACTTCAGAGAAAGTCTAATCGAATACGCAAAGGTTTACTTTCCCAATACCTATAACGACTTCAATGAAGCTTCACCGGGAATGATGTTTATAGAGATGGCAGCTTACGTAGGAGATGTTCTCTCTTATTACATTGATTCTACGTTTAGAGAGTCATTATTAGCTTATGCTGAAGAAAAACGAAATGTGTATGCTATAGCTCAGTCATTTGGTTACAAACCTAAAGTGACATCACCGGCTTTAGCTGTATTAGATGTATTTCAAACCGTTCCAGCTGTAAATAATAAACCAGATGAAAGATATTCCTTAAATGTAAAAGCAGGAACAACACTAAAGGCAGCTTCTACTGGGACACAATTTAGAACTATAGAAGATTGTAACTTTAAGTTTTCAAGTTCGTTTGACCCTAAAGAGGTAAGTGTATTTGAAAATAATGGAAGTACAATTACTAAGTTTTTATTGAAGAAACAAGTTCGTGTTGAGAGTGGTAATATAACTTCAGAAAAATTTACATTCGGAGCAGCTGAAAAATATTCAGAAATTAAATTAGGAAGTTCAGATGTCATAGAAATTATTTCATGTATTGATAGTGATGATAACGAATGGTATGAAGTACCTTCATTAGCTACTGATACTATTTTTGAAGATATGGAAAATAATTCAGAGAATGACCCTACTTCAGTTATTAATCGTGACGTAGCTCCTTATATTTTAAAACTCAAAAAGACTGCAAGAAGATTCACAACATTTATAAATGAAGATGATGAAACACTCATACGTTTTGGAGCGGGAGTTTCAAGTAATCCTGACGAAGAGATTATTCCTAATCCTACAAACGTAGGTTCAAGTCTACCTGGTAGTCCTTCAAAACTAACTTCTGCTTTCGACCCTAGTAATTTTCTTAAAACTGAAGCATACGGATTAGCTCCTAATAGAACTACTTTAACAATTAAGTATTCTAATGGAGGAGGTATTGATGACAACGTTAATTCAAATGACATAAATCAAATAACAAATATCTCATTTGATATTCAAGACGCTTTATTAAATGAAAACACCGTGACTGATAGTAAAAACTCTGTAACATTCAATAACCCTAAACCTGCCGCTGGAGGTTCAGGAGGTCAAACTATACGTGAAGTACGTGAGAACGCTTTATCATTCTATCAAGCACAAAGTAGAGCTGTAACAAAAGAGGATTATGTAGTAAGAGCTTTAGCTTTACCTCAACGATATGGTAACGTAGCTAAAGTTCACATGGTTCAAGATGACCAATTAAATAAAGCTACAGGTGTTGATGAATTAGAACGTGTTGTGACACAATCTGATGTTGATAATAAAAGAACAATTAAATCTTTACAAGTCAGAACACCTAATCCTTTAGCTATGAATATGTATACTTTAGGATATGATAATAATAAAAATTTAGCTCCTTTGAGTCAAATTGTAAAACAAAATTTAAGTACATATTTATCACAGTTTAGAATTGTTACTGATGCTGTTAACATTAAAGACGCTTACATAATTAATCTAGCTGTCAATTTTTCTATATTGACAAAAGTAGGTTTCAATAAAAATGATGTCCTTCTAAGATGTGTAGCTACACTACAAGACTTTTTCAATATTGATAGATGGCAAGTAGGTCAACCTATTGTAATGTCAGATATAGCTTATGAGTTATCGTTAGTTGATGGTGTAGCATCAGTTGTTAAACCAACTGAAAATAATCCTAATGATTTACCAATAGTGATTGAAAATAAATACAAAACGACTGAAGGATACTCAGGAAACTTTTATGATATAAACAGTGGTATAATAGATGGAGTCTTGTATCCTGCATTAGACCCAAGTATTTTTGAAATTAAATATCCTAACACAGACATTCAAGGTAAAGTTGTCGGTGATAGCTTAGGTATAGTGGAGTAAGTAGATGCATTATTTTACGTTCGCAGAAAAAGACGCAACATTATATGAACAGAGTGGTAGTTTAAACTCTGGTTTAGATGAGATTCTCGAAGTACGAAAAGACGTTAGTACCGCAGGAGATGTGATTACCGTTTCGAGAGCTTTAATTAGATTTGAATTAAATACTATATCTAAACTTAAAACAGCTGGTGTCATTAAAGATAACGCTAAGTATTACTTAAATTTATTTGATGCTCGACCTACAGCTTTAGCAACATCACAAAGTTTATATGCTTATCCAGTTAGTCAATCTTGGACAATGGGTGATGGTCGTAGTTATGATAATCCTGTCACGACTGAAGGGTGTAGTTGGAACTTTAGAAATGGTGAGAATGATGGTCTGTTATGGAGTCCAGAGTCAGCATCCGGAGGTTCATGGTTTACTAACAATGACGGAGCTTATGAGATGTCACATTCATTCGGAGTCAAGTCTGAAGATATGAGAATGGACGTGACTGGTATTGTGAATGCTTGGTTAGATGATACAATACCTAATGAAGGTTTTATTTTAAAGAGAAGTGGTAGTTTTTATGACTCAACAACAACTTCTGGTTCATTTGGTAATAGTGATAGTGATAGTGATGAAGGAAGTTCTACACGTTTTGGTAACTTCTCATTCTTCTCTACAGATACACACACAAAATATCCTCCAACATTGGAGGCTGTCTGGGACGATTCAAAATGGGCAACAGGTTCTTTAAGTCCCTTAACAAAAGGCAACATTGAAGATATGGTTATCTATATGAAAGGTCTTAGACCAGAATATAAAGAAAAATCTATAGCTAAATTTAGAGTCGTAGGTAGAGAAAGATTTCCTGAAAAAACATATTCAACAACTGCTGATAATTTATCAGTAAAATATTTACCAAGTGGTTCATCATTCTATTCTATTACAGATGCTGAAACTGATGACGTAGTTGTTCCTTTCGGTAGTGGTTCTAAATTAAGTTGTGATTCAGATGGTAATTATTTTTTACTAAGAATGGATGGATATCAACCTGAAAGGTATTACAAGATTGAATATAGAATACAAAGTGGAAGTGCTACAGACGAAGAAACAGACCAATACTTTGATGAAGGATTTACATTTAAGGTAACACTATAATGCCATATACAAAAGATGAGTTACAAAATGTTGATTTTTATTCTGATTTTGTAAACGGATTACGAACAAAATACTTAGAACAAATCAAAGATTATGCTGAATTTGATACACCATTTGATGATGGTACAACATTATATTTGTTCGAAGATATTTTAACTGGTATGGGATTAGAAAGTGCTGATGTCACTCAAGAAAGTCTTTATAAAACATTTATAACACCCGAACAACAAAAATTTTCAAGTTCAGTTCAAAATAAAAACTATCCTATTTATGATAAAAGTGAGTTACTCGAAAACACAATCGATAGAAATATCTCAGAACTCTCAGAGTTAAAAGTAGGAAAAGATTTACCTGAAGATATCGAAAATGGAATGATAATAACTAACGATGTAGCTAGTGATACTAGAAAATATCTTATCGAAAATAATACAAAAAGGTTATTTGAAGATTTAGGTACATATTACGCTACTGATTATGCTTTGACTAAGTTAGAAACTTATAAACAAGATGTTATCGATTCTATTGTCACTGGAGACCCTGTAGAATAATGTCGAGATTAAATCAAAAAGATAAAGAAATTTTAAATAGTAATCAGGTTATTAATCTGAACTCAGAAAAATATGCCTACTTAGGAGGAGAGTTTGGTACTCATTCAAATGATTATCTTGAAGTATTGATTTATTCAGGTGATAATTTCTTAGAATCAGCTGTAGTAGAAAATTCAGATTACGTCAACGAAGGAGTTGATGGTATAAGAATAAAGACAGGTACAATATTAAGAAAATTAGGTTATGATAGGGGTAAATATAATGTCAAATATAATTTTTTTAGAAAAACAGCTGGTTCAAACGAAACAATACTAACAGATAGTTCGGGAACAATTTATAAAGGTGAATTTCATACAATGAATGATGGGACTATCATGTCAGGGGCTGAACACTCAGATGCTTCATTTAGATTATACTTAAAAGAAAACAAATATTTGATACAAGAAATATCACCTTCAAGAAACGAAGTACGTTTAATTTCTCAAAATATAAAAGATAATGAATATAAAGATAATTTTTTCGACACACAAAAACCTAGAAAAAAAATACAGGTTAATGATACAGCTAAATTTGTATCTGATGCTGATGCTACAAAAGGTGATGCCTTGTCAATGAAACTTTCAGGATTGAATCAGAGATTCAGAGATGTCAGAAATCTAGTCGGAGCTTACGTATATCTACCAAATAGTTATATTGAAAAAACGTTACCTC